ACGAGGTATTGCCGTGGAAGAAGTTTAATTCTAACATGGCTATATCCGTTGAGTACGATTTAGAATATTAGTGAAAAGTTTATTTGATTTTATTGTTGAGCCTGTTGGCCAACGATATAATAATAATGTTAAGTTAGGTGACAAAAGCCTTATAATTAACACCGAGATTGATAGCTTTAAATATATAAATAATATAGCTAAAGTTATTGAAATACCATTATCATATAAAACACCTATTAAAAAAGGTGATTTAATTATGATTCATCACAATGTATTTAGAAGATGGTATAACATGAGGGGTGAAGAAAAAAATAGTAAATCTTATTTTAAAGAAGGTTTATATTTTGTCCAAAGAAATCAAATATATTTATATAAAAGAAAAGACAATTGGCAGGCTTTTGATGACAGATGTTTTATATCTCCACTTAGAGATGAAGTTGATATAAACAACTGGCAAGAGCAAAGTCTTATTGGTATACTAAAATACGGTAATAGTGCATTAGAAGCGCTAGAAATTAACGAGGGACATCTTGTTGGTTATAAACCGTTAGGAGAGTATGAGTTTGTAGTTGATGGCAAACGATTATACTGTATGAAATCTAATGATATTGTAATTAAATATGAACGTCAAGGAAACGAAGTTGAATATAATCCAAGCTGGGCACAGAGCGGTTGAAGAACTAATTAAGGTTGCTAAAGAAGCTATTGTTGATTCAGATGATGATATAAGCGCTGATCGTTTAAAAAACGCAGCAGCTACAAAAAAACTTGCTATATTTGATGCTTTTGAAATACTAAATCGTATTGAAGAAGAAAGTAACATATTAGAAGATAAAATTGTAGATAAAAAAGAAAATTCTTTTAGCGGGTTTGCTGAAAAAAGATCTAAATAATGTATCAGCAAACTTTATATAAAATAATTAATCCTATAAAACCACATGTCATTAAAAGACTTAACAAGTCTAAAAAGTGGAAGTATGGTTATAATAAAGAATATGATATTATAGTAATAAGCAGAACCGGTCAAATCGGTGAAATATATGAGATACAAAATCTTGTAATTGCTTTACCACTAGAAGACAATACTTATAAAAGATCTAAATCTATAAAAGATCAGTATTGGGAAGTGTTTAAAAAAAGAAGAGAACTAAAAAATATTAAAACAATATTTGATTGGAAAACTTATCCCGAAACATTTAAACAAAAACTACACGATTACATTGATGAAGAATTTAGAAGAAGAGACGAAGGTTTCTGGTTTTATAACAAAGGTGTACCTACCTATATTACTGGTACTCACTACATGTATTTGCAGTGGTCAAAGATTGATGTTGGGCAACCAGACTTTAGGGAAGCAAACAGATTATTCTTCATATTCTGGGAAGCTTGTAAATCAGATACAAGATGCTACGGCATGGCATACCTTAAAAACAGAAGATCAGGATTCTCTTTTATGGCATCGGGCGAAACCGTTAATATGGCAACGATCTCAAGCGACGCGAGATTCGGTGTTCTCTCTAAATCTGGAGCGGATGCTAAAAAAATGTTTACAGACAAAATTGTACCCATATCGGTTAACTACCCGTTTTTCTTTAAACCGATCCAAGATGGTATGGACAGACCGAAAACAGAGCTCGCATACAGGGTACCAGCGTCTAAATTTACAAGAAAAAAGCTTGAAGCAAATGAACGGCTTGAAGAAATGGTTGGACTCGATACAACTATCGACTGGAAAAATACTGGAGATAACTCCTATGACGGTGAAAAACTTATGCTCCTTGTACATGATGAAGCAGGTAAATGGGAAAAGCCGGAAAACATCCTTAATAACTGGCGTGTTACAAAAACAACGCTAAGATTAGGTAGTAGAATAATAGGTAAATGTATGATGGGGTCAACAAGTAATGCCCTAGATAAAGGTGGTAGAAACTATAAAAAATTATACGATGACTCAAATGTTACCAAAAGAAACCGCAATGGACAGACTCGCTCAGGATTATATAGCTTGTTCATACCTATGGAATGGAACTACGAAGGATACATCAATACTTATGGATACCCTGTCTTTGACACTCCGAAATCCGCAGTTGAAGGAATCGATGATCAACCGATTGAAATTGGGGTCATTGAACATTGGGAGAATGAAGTAGATGGTCTTAAGGATGATCCTGATGGACTTAATGAATTATATAGACAGTTTCCACGTACAGAAAAACACGCTTTCAGAGATGAAACAAAACAATCTTTATTTAATCTAACTAAGATTTACGAACAAATAGATTATAACGAAGATTTAAAACATTCAAACGTAGTTACTCAAGGTAATTTTCAATGGCAAGATGGGGTTAAAGATACAAGTGTTATATTTATGCCAAGCAAACAAGGTAGATTTATGGTTTCATGGGTGCCTAAGATAAACCAACAAAATAAAATACTTATAAAGAATGGTAGAAAATATCCTGGTAATGATCACATGGGAGCTTTTGGTTGTGACTCGTATGATATATCAGGAACAGTAGATGGTAGAGGGTCAAAAGGATCTTTGCATGGTTTAACTAAATTCAGCATGGAAGACGCACCTGCTAATTTATTTTTTTTAGAATACATATCTAGACCACCAACTGCTGAAATATTTTTTGAAGATGTACTTATGGCTTGCGTTTTTTATGGTATGCCTATACTTGCAGAAAATAATAAACCAAGACTTTTATATCATTTTAAAAGAAGAGGTTATAGAGCTTTTGCAATGAATAGACCAGATAAAACAATACATAAACTATCTGTAACAGAAAAAGAAATAGGTGGTATACCAAACTCAAGTCAAGACATAAAACAAGCTCATGCCGCTGCAATAGAAGCTTATATTGAAAATTTTGTAGGTTACAATAATGAACAATATGGTTCAATGTATTTTCAGCGTACACTAGAAGACTGGGCATCTTTTAACATAAATGATAGAACCAAACATGATGCGTCGATAAGCTCTGGTTTAGCTATTATGGCATGTAATAAAAATAAATATAGACCTGTCGCTGATATTGTTAAAGAACCACTTAATTTAAGTTTTTCAAAATATAATAATAAAGGTGGTCAATCAAAAATAATTAATAGATGAAATTAAACACTGGTATTAATAGTGCATTTCCAAGTCAGATGGTATCTGAAGGGGAAAAGAAAACTGAAGAATATGGTTTGCTGGTTGGACAAGCTATTGAATACGAATGGTTTAGAGGAGGTAGAGTAAACGGTAGTAGATGGAATACAGGTTTTCAAAATTTTCATAACTTAAGATTATATGCTCGTGGAGAGCAAAATGTACAAAAATACAAAGATGAATTATCTATCAATGGTGATTTGTCTTATTTAAATTTAGACTGGAAGCCAGTTCCAATTATACCTAAATTTGTTGATATAGTGGTAAATGGTATTTCTACAAAAGATTATCAAATAAACGCTTACGCTCAAGACCCTTTTTCTCAACAAAAAAGAACAAAGTATGCTGATACCATAATGAGAGATATGATGGCAAAGCCATTGTTAAACGAAATTAAAGAAAAATTAGGAGCAGATTTATTTGCAACTTCTAATCCAGAAGAACTACCTGGTTCTAAAGAAGAATTAGAAATACACATGCAATTGAACTACAAACAATCTGTAGAAATTGCTCAAGAAGAGGTTATTGATAATGTATTAGCTTTTAATAAATATCAATTAACAAAAAAAAGAATAGTTGAAGACATTGTAACAATAGGTATTGGAGCTGTTAAAACATCTTTTAACAAAGCTGAAGGCGTTGTTGTTGATTATGTTGATCCAGCTAATTTAGTTTATTCATATACTAATGATCCTAACTTTGAAGATATTTATTACGTAGGTGAAATAAAATCTATGACTTTAGCTGAAATAAAGAAAAAATTCCCATATCTTACTGATGAAGAAATGGAAATGATGGTAAGATACCCTGGTCGTGATGGTTATATAGCTAATCCTAATTATGACAATGATTTAGTTCAGATATTATTTTTTGAATATAAAACATTTATAGATCAAGTGTTTAAAATAAAAATAACTGATACAGGTTTAGAAAAAACACTAGAAAAACCAGATACTTTTAATCCGCCAGAAAGTGATAATTTTGAAAGAGTGTCACGAAGTATAGAGGTTTTATTTAGTGGTGCTAAAGTTATGGGTGTTCCGCAAATGCTAGAGTGGAAAATGGCTGAAAATATGACTAGACCTAAAAGTGATTTAACTAAAGTTAATATGAATTATGTTATATGTGCACCTAATTTGTATCAAGGCCGTATAGAATCTTTAGTAAGTAGATGTACTAGTTTTGCTGATATGATACAATTAACATCATTAAAATTACAGCAGGTTATACAACGTGTAGTTCCAGATGGTGTGTTTGTAGATGTGGATGGTCTTGCAGAGGTTGATTTAGGCAATGGTACTAATTATAATCCGCAAGAAGCTTTAAACATGTATTTCCAAACTGGTAGTATAGTTGGTAGAAGCTTAACACAAGATGGTGATCCTAATAGAGGCAAGGTGCCTATTCAAGAATTGCAATCGTCAAGCGCTAATGGAAAAATTTCTTCATTAATAAATACTTATCAGTATTATTTACAAATGATAAGAGATGTTACTGGTCTTAATGAAGCTAGAGATGGTAGTCAACCTGATCCTAACGCTTTAGTAGGTTTACAAAAAATGGCAGCTAATGCGTCTAATATTGCAACTAAACACATATTAAACGCAAGCTTATACTTAACCCTTAGAACTTGTGAAAATATTTCATTAAGAGCAGCTGATATGATGGAATTTGCTTTAACTAAAAATGCTTTAAAATCTAGCATTGGAAAATTTAATGTAGCTACTTTAAAAGAAATAGAAGATTTACATCTTTATGATTTTGGTTTGTATTTAGAACTAGAACCTGACGAGGAAGAAAAAGCTATGATAGAACAAAATATTCAAATGGCTCTTCAACAAAATCAAATATACTTAGAAGATGCTATTGATATTAGAGAAATAAGAAATACTTCTTTAGCTAATCAAGTTTTAAAATATAGAAGAATACAAAAACAAAAACAAGATCAACAAGCACAACAGCAACAAATTCAAGCTCAGGGTCAAGCTCAACAGCAAGCTAGTGAAGCTGCTGCAATGCAAGAGGTTCAAAAGCAAGAAGCACTGGCCCAAACAGAAATACAAATCGAACAAGCTAAATCA